ATTAGCACAACCTTCATTTACAACCATAAGTGATAGCTATGCTATATTCTCAGCAGCAAGTGGGGTTGAGGCAGACAAGGTTCTTGAGAGTAAAATATTTATGTTGAATAGGTCTAACCTAACAACACCATCAAATATTTTTCCTTCTTATGTTTTAAATAATCAAAATGGTAATTCTAACATTCCTGTAGTTACAATGTACCCACAGACCATCAACACGTATGGGCAGGTGGTTTGTACTTACTTTAGATATCCGAAAGACCCAAAGTGGACGTATATTACATTGTTTAATGGAGAGCCTTCGTTTGACCAATCACAACCCGATTATCAAGATTTTGAATTACCTAATGAGGATGAGTTCAAGTTAGTAATGAAGATTCTTCAATACTGTGGTGTATCAATCCGTGAGATTGAAGTGGCTCAGTTTGGTATCGGTCAAGAGCAACACGAGCAACCGACATTCAGTCAACAACAATAAAAATTATAATCAATGGCATACATATCACAATACGAATACTATGACAATAATGGTAATAATCCTCAAGATGCAAATTGGGGTTCTTACCAATATGTAAGTCTGTTTGATATCGTCAACAACTTTATGTTGATGTATTCGGGCAATCACTCATTAGTAAACAATGAGGAGCGTTATAAGATATTGTTCCACGCTAAGAGAGCTATTCAGGAACTTAACTATGATGCGTTCAAAGAGATAAAAGTATTAGAGTTAACGGTGGCAGCGTCATTACGATATGTTCTACCAAGCGACTTTGTGAATTGGGTTCGTATTTCTCTTTATGAGAATGGATACCTAAGACCATTGAGCGAAAACATTCAGACGTTATCATCAAGGGCATACCTTCAGGATAACGCAGGTAATATTTTGTTTGACCAAAACGGTAACGTATTAGAACCTCAGAACTCACAGATTGATTACGATAGACTTTATAAGCTAAAGAAGAGTATCTACTTAAATCCCGGCAGCCAATTCTATGGCAGCTACGGATGGTATATGGATGGCAGATGGTACTTTGATTTCAATGTAGGTCAGCGATTTGGTTTAAATACCGAGACAGCTAACTTTAATCCTACATTCAATATTGATAAGAAGGCAGGTGTAATTAATTTCAGTTCTGATATGGCAGACAAAAGCTGTATCCTTGAATACGTATCTGATGGTATGGAGAATGGGGATGACTCTTCCGTTTCTGTAAATAAGTTATTTGAAAAATACATCTACGCTTACATCCAATATGAGATACTAAACTCTAAATTTGGAGTGCAGGAGTACATTGTTGCAAGAGCAAGAAAAGAAAAGAGTGCTCTATTAAGAAACGCTAAAATTAGAATTAGTAACATACATCCGGGAAGACTATTGATGAATCTTCGTGGTATGGACAAGATGATAAAATAATATGGCTAAGATATCAAGGAATTTTACGGGTGGTAGAATGAATAAGGTTCTTGACGAACGATTAGTTCCTCAAGGAGAATACATTGATGCACTCAATATCCGTATGGGTTCTACCGAGCAATCGGAGATTGGTGTTATTGAGAACTCAAAGGGAAACCTAAAGCTAACTGCGTTGCAGTTTGAAGGTGTTCCATTGAGTAGTGATGCCAAGACTATTGGAGCTATTTCTGATGGAGAGCAAGAGACAATCTATTGGTTTGTTCACGACCCCAACTATCCATCATCTCCTACGGGGAAGATTGATATGATTGTTTCTTTTAATGAGATAACAAACATATTGACGTATCATATTGTCAGTGTAAATGATGGTGGCTTTTTAAATACAACATTAAACTTTAATCCTCAGTATTTAATTACAGGGGTCAATATAATTGATGACTTAATCTTCTTTACAGATGATTATAATCAGCCACGATTCTTCAATGTAAAAAATAATTATCCTTTACCAACATTTGGTTCAGATTATTATTTATTACGAGAGTCTATTCTTGTTGTTAAGAGACCACCTGCTGAATCTCCTGAAGTAGAACTTACAATTCGTAATGGTCAAGAAAATTATCTTGAAGATAGATTTATTTGTTTTGCTTATAGATATGAGTATGCAGACAATCAATATTCTGCTATCTCTCAATTCTCTGCTCCTGCATTCTTCCCTAAATCATTTGATGTTACTAACGATGCTTTCTTGAATGAGGGTATGGTTAATCAGTTTAATGCTGCTATTGTAACTTGCAATACGGGAGGACCACTTGTTAAGTCAATCGACTTACTATTTAAGGATATGAATAGCAATGTGATTAAGGTTATCGAAAAAGTTAACAAACAAGAGTTAGCTTTAGCAGATAATACTGATTACAATTACACATTTTCTAATAGCAAGATATTCACTATTCTTCCTGAGTCAGAATTATTAAGACTATACGACAATGTTCCATTAAAAGCAAAGGCTCAAACAATTATGGGCAATCGTTTGATGTATGGCAACTATGTTGAGGGATATGACTTGATTGATAAGAATGGCAATATGACAATGATGGAGTATGTTGTCAATGCAGTATCAGAAGAGATAGGAATATCAAGTTATGATTCTGAGACATCAGCTACACCGGGTAGTTATAGTATTAATGGACCTGTTACGGTAAGTGGCTCTATACTTGAGGTTGATTTAACAGGAGCTGTTTTAGTTCAAGGTGGATTACTTAGTATTGATTTTACATTTAATCATTCTAAATTTTCAGGAGGAACAAATCCTACAGATAAAACATCTAATATAACGCTATCATTATTTTTTGAGTTACCAACAAATTATGCTTCAGTATATGATATGGTAACAAGTATTCCTTTTCAAGATAGAGTAGGTACAGTTTTAAATATACAGCCTGTATCAGGTACTCCTTGTGATGGCACTACATTTACAGATTCATTTAATTGTGCTATACCACAACAATTAAATAATTATACAAAAACAGCAAGTGGTATAAGTACAATAGGACAACCAATAAGTGTTACAGCTACAGTAGGAAGTCCTATATTAAAAATTCAATTATTGGCAATGCAATTTGTTGATAGCATTGCTTCTCCTGCTCAAACAGTTTATGAATACTATGATTTTGTAAATAGCGAGGTTACTTATCAAGAGCGTGGGAATAGAAAGAGCCTTCATAGCAACCGTGATTACGAGATTGGCATTGTGTATATGGATGAGTTTAATCGCTCAACGACAGCATTAGTAAGTCCTCGTAATACTGTTCACTTTCCTTGTGGAACATCTGACTTGCAAAACTCTATCTATGTTACTATACCACCTACGCAGGTAGCTCCTGCTTGGGCGACAAGATATAAGTTTGTTATTAAACCTGATAAGGCAGGATATGAAACAATCTATAGTGATATTTACTTTCAAGATTTAGCAACAAACTCTGTTTATCTTTTGTTGCAAGGAGAGAACGCAAGAAAGGTAGAGGTAGGAGATAGATATATTGTTAAGGCTGATGCTACAGGTCCTAAGAATACTTGCTCATATGCAACTGTTCTTGAGAAAGAAGCAAAAGGAGCAAATTTTTTAGGATTTTCAGCAGCTCCTGCCGGAGTGTATATGAAGATGAATGCTAATGATTTTTCTGTTAGCAATGATTCAAACTCAAAAATACTTCCCGGAATATATTCAAATGATGGAGATAAAAATCCTGATACGCCACCTGCTACAATATTTTATCCAATGAGCATTCCCGACCCTTCAAATCCGGGTATGTATATAGAATATACAGTTCCTGAAGGGACTGTTGTTCAAATATCTATTACAGCTAATAGACCCGGAACAGGAGATGGAAATGGTTCGTGTGAAAAAAGAGGATGGTCATTTAATCAACAGTTTACTTCTCCTGCTAATTATCCAAGTATGTATGCTTGGTTTATTGGAGAAAATATATTTGAAACAATAAGAGTAGCAGCACAAGCAAGTGCATTTTCAGGAACAGGTGGAGATACTCCTATAATAACTTATAATACGGCATTGTCTATAGGTTGTAGTTCTGCTGTAGGAGATACTCAAGATTTTTTTCAATTTTGTAAAAGTCCATCTGATGATTCTGTTTTTTTAAAAATAACAGGAGCACACAGTTGTAATGGAGGATTTAGACAAGGAAGAACTGCTAATATTGCTGCAAATATAAAAGTTTATAGAGCGACAAGCACACTAATATTTGAAACCTTACCTGTTGATGCGTTACCTGATGTATTTTATGAAAATGAGCTTTCTTTACCTATTGGTCCAAATGGGGAACATATTGGAAATATTCAAGACCAAAGTTTTGGACCTGTGCCCCCTCCTGCTCCTGCTATTATTGATACAGGATTCTTTAATTGCTATACTTTTGGGAATGGTGCTGAGTCTTATAAAATCCGTGATTCAATAATTGGAAGAACGCTTGAGCTTGGTAACAGAGTAACATCAGTAGCTGCTCAGGATTATCAAGAGGTAGATAGATTCTCTGATATCACCTATAGTGGTATCTATAACAACGAGTCTAATGTAAATAAACTTAATGAGTTTAACTTAGGACTTATTAACTACAAGCATTGCGAAACATCATTCGGTCCTATCTATATCTTAGATGGAAGACAGACGGATGTACTTACACTGCAAGAGGATAAGATATCTTATGTGTTAGCAGGAAAGAACTTACTATCCGATTCAGCAGCAGGTGGAGCTATCGCTTCAGTGCCTGAGGTATTAGGAACGCAGATAGCAAGAAGTGAAGATTATGGCATTTCCTTCAATGCAGAGAGTTATGTTCAGTGGGGGTACGATAGATACTTTACAGATTCAAAGAGAGGAGCAGTCATTCAGATGAGAGGAGACTCATACTCTAATGACCAACTAAAGGTTATTTCAGAGAGTGGTATGCGTACTTGGTTTAGAGATTTATTTAAGAACTCATTCCAAACGCAGAAGCTCGGAGCATTTGACCCGTATATGAATGAGTATGTGTTATCATCAAATGATACGCTAATACCTCAACCTATTGATTGTATCGAGTGTGGTATTGCTCAGACATTTACATTTGAGGAGGCAGGAACAAATTCATTCTGCGTGAATGAAGGATTAGCTATTGGTGATGTAACAATTACCTATAGTCCTTATGGTGGCTCTCCAAATGATTTTTCTATTACAGCAACATATAATGGGAATGTATATTCAACAGGTCTTGTTACATCAGCAGGAACGCTTGTAGTTCCAAAAAATGTGAATAATGTTCAGACCATACAGATTGAAGTTCTTGCTTCGGATGCTTTATTATTAGATGTTAATGTATCTTGTGTTGCTCCTATTCCTTTGACTATTGTAGAGGTTGTTATTACTAACGACTACGAGGCAGGAAAAACAATTCACTCTGAGTATCGCTATAGTATAGGAACTTATAACTCTCCTTTGCAATCAGCGTTTGTTACATTCGGTACAGACCCATCAAACTTTGTTATATCAAGGTATAACACTGTGACAGGGGATGTAGGTACGGGAGGATTTCCACAAGAGAGCAGTACAATGTACTTAATAAGCAATCAGTTTTCTTCTGATACATTTGTATTTGACCCATTGCAGGATAGCTTTAAGTACTTAATGAGTAGTACGCTGTACAATAATAATGTTCCTGATATAATTGTAGGGAAGTAATCCTTGTTCATACATATAACAACACTCTTATTTGGCTCAACTGTAATAGTTGTTG